GTGACCACGAGTGGGGCAGCTGCGACGAGGGGTTCAGCAGCACAGGTTATACCTGCGGCTGCAGAGATGGATGCTCGGGGCCGTGGAGTGCTACGCATAATGCGTCGCTGGCGGCGAATAAGTTCACCTGGTGGCTCATCCACGTCTGGGGACAGCAACCGGGACAGCTCGAGCGGCGCTTCGGTGGTAAGTGGGAACGTGATTCCAGTGGACGCTGCATTTGTGGACATGAGCAGTTCCGTCGGTGGTTCAACAGCGTGAGTGAGTACAACCAGGCTGTGTACCTATTCTGGTATCATCCCGCGATGGTTGATGAAATAGCGTTGCAGCAGTTGTGGGATGGAACAGTGATCGAGGTGGCACAAGAGGATAGGACGAGGCAAGCATTTGAAGGAGAGCGACCACCAGAAGTGTGGGTAGGTGGTTCGCCAATACGCCTGCATCTTGATATGTTGCAAGGAGTAGTGCCGATAGACGAGTGGGACAAGAACCTTGTTCGTATCAGTTGTGTCGAGGAATATAAGGTCGCAGCTACTATAGTGCTGTGGCACACAGTCGCCGTTGGTCTGCGGGAAGAGGCTGTGCGTGCTGGGTGGTTTGAACTGCCACTCGAGAGATGGGTTGAAGTGTTGAAGCCCGGGTTGGACTGGACATTGCGGGCGGCCATATTTGGTCGTTACATTGGACCAGAGGTGTACAAGATTCGGGCATGCATGAATGTTACTGCAAGGTCAGAAACTGATGCTGACTGGGTGCAGGAAGTGAGGAACAGGAGGAGTTGGTCGGTGCCTAAGCTGAATCCGTTGAGTGATACTCCGAAGAAGACGTACGTTGACAGTTTAGAGACGTCGTTGCTCAAGACGGCGCGCAAGCATATTGCAGCCACTCGCAATGGCATGCGTGAAGTGGAGACATTGGCTAGTTGGTGGCAAGCCAGGCATCATCATACGCCTAGCGGATCATCGTCACAGAGAGTCCTGGCTCGCGATTTGCTGAAAGAGGATTCGAGGTTGCGAGCGCAGGATAGGCCGAACAAGAAGGCGGTGGTCGAGTGCCTGGATGAGGACTGGATTCAGGGGGCTTTTTGCGAGATGCCACATTCATCGGCGAGGTGTAGTACGAAGAATGAACCAGGCGACAAGAATCGCGCGTTGCACGCTAATGATGATGTCAGTTATTTCGTTGAGGCGTATAACTCGGTGCATATGGAGAAAGTGATGGCGTTCGATGGCATGTATGGGAAACAGAGTCCAGCTGATGTGATGGAGTGGATGAAAGTGCATGAGCAGTCAATAGGCGCGCCTAACAAGTGGTGGTGTTCTACGGATTACAAAGACTTCAACACGGAACATCATAAGGCTGAGTTGACATTGTGCAATTTGGCTCGAGCAAAGGCGTGGAATGAGGCGGGCGAATTTGAAGCGCGTGAGGACAAAGTGTATGGTTGCATGTGGATGGCAATCGCGCACTCAAACTCATTCTTGCGTATCACTGCTGACAATGATCCAAAGGTGATAAATGGACTCTACACGGGGTCGCGCAACACACTGATGGATCATAATTACATGCATTGTGGATACGTGGATTGTGCACTGGACATGATCCGAATGGCAGGGTGGGATATATATCTTGAATTCCTGGCAATGGTGGGCGATGATGAGGATACGTTGACCAAGCATTGGTACGATGCCATGCTGTACACGAGTGCGTTGCCATGCATGGGGCATCATGCGCAGCCTGTTAAACAGGAAGGCGGACGGACGTGGAGAATCAAGAAGATGCCTAAAGGCGCCAATGTGGCAACGCACACTTTCTTGCAACGCAAGATAGCTGGAGACGTTGTGCCGGTGCGGCCGTTGGCAAAGGTGTTGGCTACGCTGGCTGGTGGCAATTGGTACGTTGATCCGGGAGTGTGGTATGATAGTGCGATTCCATCGGCTAGTGACAATTGGTGGGAATGTGTGACACGTGGAATGGACAAGTTGGTGGCACAGCGCCTATGCGCCGCGACCCTAGACAGGTTAATGATAATCAAGCCGGAAAAGGGGAGCGAGCATGAGGAGTCAAAGTGGTTGGAATGGTGGGATTATCGTGATCCAGAAAATCGTCATCCACTGTGGCGAGGTTCTATTGGGAACGCAGTGCCTAGGATCGAGATCACAACCAAGCCAGAGCCTCACAAATCGTGGCCAAGCAAGGCAACAGATGCATGGATGCTGCGGGTCAAGCCAGTGTTAGACATGCTGCGTGATGGTCGAGTGGAAATGTACAAAGATTACTTGTTGCGGGAGTCGATTGGGCCAAGCTTCCATCATGAGCGTCAAAAGCAGATGCGTGAGCAGACAAAGTTGCTGTGGCCGGAGCGGAAAGAGCGTGAGTATGGTTTCGGCAGCCTGCCACCACCGGCGCAGCCTGGTCTAAGCAAATTGTTGGCCGCATGTGGTGCTAGTTCAGTCGGACGAAGGCCAGTAGATGAGGACGAGCAGGCAGCTTTGGTTGGGGTCGATGTATATTTGGTGAAGCTGTGCGGTGGTGCATACAAGATAATGGATGCATTGCGCCCTGATCAGTGGGGAAAGTATATGGCTCTGGGAGAACGGTATACGACAGCATATGAATGGGCAAACCTGGATTCCAGCATTCGAGCATGGATGAGCTCGTTAGGTGCTTTCAATCCCAACATCCACGAAGGCATCCCTAAGAAGAGGCATGAGGTGCATTTCATATGGATGCCAAACGCAGCTGGGAAAAGCTGGCTAAGCATGCATTTCCCGTTGCTGCTGGATTCAGACGTCGCGATTTACCAGGCGTACGGTTGGGGTAGGCGGTACGAGAGATACAACGCGGGCACCGGAGGACACGTGAAGGAGTTGCAAGTGGCATGGAACACAGCGCGTGATTCCGAAAAGAAGGCGGTTCTGACGCAGTGGCGGCCGCAAGATATCTGGGACGCATGTCAGCAGCTGGGCATCAAACCAGTGATCAAGAGTTATGATCCTGGGGAAAACGTGAGGCGTGTGAGACTGCTGGATCGTGGGTGGCAGGATGAGAAAGTGGAGGAATATCTACGGTATGCGAGAGAATATGCTTCATGGTTGAAAGATCATGGAGCTGGAAGTTATGACAATTGGAAGACGTTAGTCGAAGATTATGGATACGCAGTGTGAGAACTGCAG